GGGCTTGCTTAGCTTTATCCGTTGCGGCGGCATCTTCCCCAAGCGTTTCCTTCAGGTGCTCATAGCGCTGACGTAAAGCGTCAACCTTTGCATCATTCTGGGCGGCCGTCTCCGCGAGTATCTTCTGTTTGGCAGTCAGAGCGTCGATGCTGTCGGCGTTCCCGTCGAATTCGGCGGACGTGGCCGCCATATCGGTACGGAGCGTTTTCAGATTGCTGTTGATCGCCGTCATGGCGGAGTTAAATTCCTTTTCGCCGCCAAGGACAATTTCTGTTGCAATTTGTCTAGTCGCCACTGCGTGCCTCCTCTCTGGGCGTCAGTACCTCCATCAAGTCCGAGAACATACCGGGGGTGAGCATCAGGGCTTCTTTGGTGCTGAGGTGAAGCCGAACAGTCGCCGCAGCCAGGAAATAGATTCGCGTAGGGCCGCCGCCCTGGCTTTTTTTTCGGCTTCCTCCCGTTCCAGAAGAACGAGGTTCACCTCCTCGTCCTCGTCCGGCTTCGGAATATCCCGGTGGAAGCCCTGCTCCAGCGCGTCCCGGACGACCTGCCGGAGGAGGACGCTGTCGGCGGCCATAAAGCCGGTACGCAGTTCCTCCAGGGTGAGCATCTGCTGGGGCGATTCCCCACGGTGCCGCCGCTGCAATTCGCCCTGCGAAGCCATGAGTGCCGCCAGCCAGCAGCAGTTTTTCCAGCCCTCCAGAGTAGGCTCCAGAACGTGGGTGGTGCCGAGAATGTCGGAGGTATAGCCGAATTTATCATAAATTGTGAAAAGCGCTTCCGCCGTGAACGACAAGGCGTAAGTCTTTCCGTTAAATTCAAAATCAATATGTTTCATGTTTCCTCACAATCCGCGTTCACGCAAAATCTGGGTCAATTCCGCGTCCATTGCATTGTAGACTTCCTGTTCGGACTCTTCTGCGGTATTTTCCATGAAGTGGGTCGCGCCGATACGAGGCGAGCCGTATTCCAGAATAAAGGCAACTTCCGCATTAGTACCCTGATAGCTACCATTTGACCGCCGCTTTCCACGCCGTCTCCCGGTGCTGCTTTTCGGATGTTTGCCCATAGGAAGCACGGAGATTCCCGCGCCGTCCTCCCATACACGTTCTTTCAGCTTGAAGGAGTTTGCCAATGAACCGGATCTCTGGGTAAATATCGCACGAACTTTTTCAATCAGACGCTCCCGAAGGAGTTCTGCACCCGGACGGATAATACGCAGGAGATCGTCCCCAGAAAGATTCGCCATCTTTTCAAAGGTGAGGTCCAGTGCGTCGACGCCGTTACATTTGAACGTTGCCATTACGCCACCTCCGTCTGAAGAATCGTCCGGAAGCAGCCGTAGTCCGGGTCGTAGCTGCTGCCCTGATCGGAATAGGGCAGCTCCAGCCCGTACAGCAGATCCGTCACCGCATCAATGATGGGATCCGGGAACTTTGCGGCCAGAATGTCCAGCTGCACCTTGGGAATTGCCGTCTGGGTGCGGTCGTCGCCGTCCAGCGTCCGGGAGCCGTAGGCCGACCACACCACGCAGGGGCGGACACCCGCCGGCGCGGCGCTCTGATAGCTGGCAGGAATCGCCGCTTTCAGAGCGTCGGAAAATTCAGTAAGTGTCATATGCGTCCTCCATTCGCATCAGGCTCAGCCATGTGACCGGCAGGCCGTCGCCGTCCTCCCCGGTCTGGGTCTGCTCCACCCGGTAGGTGTGGCCGCCCAGCCGGGCATAACCGGCAGCGGGTACGTCCCGATGCAGGGGCAGCTCCACCAGCTTGTCCACCCGGCTGCCGTTGGCAACGGACTCCCAGAATCGGCTGGCATAAACCGTCTTCTCGGCACACCAGCTGTCAAATTTCTTTACCAGACACCCCTTGGTTGGGATGCCTTGGGTGTCCGGCATGGCCAGCACGGTGATCGGCTTGTCATAGATCATAGACTTCTGCCTCCAGTGCCTGCTGCACTTGCCGGTTGCGGATAATGCCGCGCAGCTGCTCCGTCTTCCCGGCACCGGTGGGGCCATTGCGGTACATCCAGGCGGCAAAGGTCATCTGATCCATATCGTCCGCCAGCGTGCCGGGCTGCAGGGGAATGCCCATGTCAGCAAAAGCGTCGTGGGAGTATTCCAGCAGGCTTCCCCAGTAGCTCACCAGCTCCGCAGGAGCGTCCGTGCCGTAGAAGCCCAGGTTGGCTTTCAGGAGCGCCATAGCGCCAGCAGAGTATTTTGTGGAGTCGGCCATAGCGGCCTCCTTTCTTACAGAGAAGCCCGGCGTTGCCGCCGGGCCATATTGGGGCATCAGGTTGCGGAGAAGACGCCGGAGATGAACGTCTTGGCGTCTGCGAGGGTGTCGCAGTCCTGCCGCTTACGCCATGCACCGGTGTTATCTTCCATTACCTTGAAGGATACAGCGTTGTTCTTGGGAGAAAGCTCGCCGGCCTTCTTGGTATCGGCCTCCTGCTTCTCGCTGGACGGCATGGCCTGTGTCTTGTACAGGCAGGTCGCCCGGTAGACGACGGACTTGTCCTTCAGGAGGATCGGCTCGATAAAGGACAGGCCGCCGGGCTTGGCGCGGTCGGCGCTGTTGCTCTCTTCGCCGTCTGCCTCCGTGTAGGTGTGGCCGTACAGAGTGGCGTTGACCGCCAGATCGCTCATGGTGGTTTCAGAGTCCAGCTGGCCGCCGGTGAAAATTTCGTCCTCCAGCTGAGTGATGTCGTCGCCGGGGATGGAGGCGGAAGCGGTGGTAACAGTCAGATAGCCTTTGACTGCCGCGCCCAGATCCACGCCGGTATTGTAGGTGGGATGTGCATTGTCAGGCTCCGTCTTGATGGGATAGTAGGTCAGGGTCTGCATCCCCAGCGGAGTCTTTACCTTGCTCGTCTTTACTGGCATAGTCTACCTCCGTCAGGCGGACTTTGCGGTGACGACCACGAAGCCGTTGGGGACGGTCACGTCCTGGTCGGCCATCACCTCGCCGCGGATGGTCAGCAGGCCCTCGCCGAATTTATAGCCGTCGTTGACGTCGATCTCCACGCCGCCCCACAGGCCCATCTCGCAGCACTGGGGATTGCCGTAAAACATGGTCTTCTTTGCGGTTGTGGTGGGCGTCAGGGAGGACAGGGCGGGGACGTTCTTATTCAGGCAGTAGCGGCAGCTCAGGCCGTTGTTGTCCTTAATCACGCCGGAGGAGGGGTTGGCACTGTCGGGGATGATGGAGTAGACGGGCAGGTACTCGTTGGTACCGCGGACGGAGGCGAAAGCCTTCAGGTCTGCCTTGTTGAGCACCAGCGTAGCGGCGCCCTCCACGCCTTCGTCGCCGCCGTAGGCCAGGATGATATCACTGAGCAGATGGGGTGTAAACAGCGCGGAGCCGGCAGCACCGGTCAGGGCGAAGGTGGTGTTCAGCGTGGAGGCCAGAACGGCGTCCACGGCGTTCTTGGACAACACCCGGCGCAGCGCCCGAGTCGCGGATTCCCGCACCTTTGCCTCGTAGTCCAGCGGGGACTGCTTCCGGATTTCCCGGGAGACGTAGGAGATCAGGCTGGTCAGGCTGGGGGCCAGCTCCACGGAGCCAAAGCCGGGCTCGGACTCGGTGGGGACAGCGCCCTCAGTGCCGGCAGCGGCAGTCATGTCGGTGGAGAGATACGCTACCTTGTAAGATGCCATGCCGGTGCAGTCGGTGATTTTGATCAGATCCAGGAAGTCGGAAATGGTGTTGCCCACGGGGTCGTTAATGCCGCTGACACCGGTGGGGCCAATTACGCCGGTGGAGGAGCTGAGCACAGCGGTGCGGGTCACGAAGGACTTGGCATTCCGGTAGGTGTGCTTGCCGGTTCGCTGGAAGTCCTGGCAGCGACGGCGGAAATCGGGGGACATGCTGCGGCGGCTGCGGGCTTCACCCTCATCTCCGCCGTCCTCTCCACCGTCACCGCCTGCGGCGGAAGAAGCGGCTGCCTCGGCGTCGGCGATCTCCTGCTGGAGGGCTTCCGCCTCCTCAATGATGGTCGCCAGCCGCTCCTTGGCGGACTTCTGAGCCTTTTCCAGCTCCTCGACAGCGGCGGCAGCGGCGGCGATCTCCTCATCTGTGGAGGCTGCTTCAACCTGAGCGGCGACGTCAGCCTCCCGGGACTTAAAGCCGGAGATCTTGCTGCGAAGCTGTTCAGCCTCCTCCAGCATCTTCTTGTGGCGCTTGCGAAGTACCATAATTTTCAGCATAGTTTGTTAATCCTTTCCAAAAGTTCTTGTCTCCGGCGATTAAGCCGGGCGGTACGGAGAGAGGCCATATCGCCGGCATCCCGGGCATACGCGCTGGTCGCCTCGTAGGCCGGGAAGGTGACGACACTCACCTCATACAGGATCAGGTCGTGGATAGTCCATGTGCACGTCTGCCCATCGCTCCCCACGATATAATCCTCGCTTACTATCTCAAAACCAAAGGAACACTGGCTGACGTCACCCCGCTGGACGCGGGCATAGAGGTTCATGGCGTCAGAGTCGTTCGGATTGATCTTGATCTCACCATAAAGGCCGCTCTCATCCTCCCGGAGGGTAAGCGTCCCGGCGGTGGTACGGCCTAAGACCAGCCGGGTTTCGTGATCGACCAGGGCGCGGACATCACCGCCCAGGCTGCTGCTGAAAGCGCCTGGGGCGATCTGCTCGATACACCCTGGCCACAGCTCGGTGGGAGAGTTAAAAACCGCGAAGTAACAGGCAATCACAGGTTCCCCGCCGTCGTCGCGGTGCTGAATTTTTGCCGGGATATAGCGCATCTGCCGCCCGGCTCTAGGATTAGGCATTGTCAGGTTCCTCCTCATCAGTTAAAGTGTCATTGAGCTTCTTCTGATCCCCCAGGCGATCCGCCGGGAGGTAGTTTTCCAGCATGACCAGCTCATCAAGGCCGGGTTTCGGCGGCAGGTCAAGCCAATTTCGACCCTCGTTGCCGGTCATCAGACCGGCGTTGCGCATGCTCAGGGCGATGCTGCTCAGCTCCTGCAGGGAGTAGGAGTAAAGCGCCCGAGGATTGAAGCGAAAGTATCGGTCGTCGGCGAAAAGCAGCTTTTTGGTCAGCTCCTGCTCGATTCCCCGGCAGATCGGCAAGATCGTCCGGGAGATGAAAGTGTTGTACTCGTCCTTGCTGAAGCTGCCGACCCCCAGCAGGAAGCCAGGGATGCCGAAGATGGTGGCCACTGTGCGCTTGTCCAGCTCCACGCCGTCCTTAATGGCCAAGTCCGTCAGGCTCAGGGGCTTGATCTGGGATACGGTCATCAGATCGGCGGGGACTACCCACGGCTCGGCGGGATCATCCCGGGACAGATAGCGCTTGACGAAGGCTGTGCGCTTCGTGGAGTCGGACAGGGGGCTGTCGGCGTTGACGGCGATGATGACGGGCGGCTTGTACTCGCTGGACATATACGCCGTTTTGGTCGCCGCCGTCTGGACGATGGAGTCCACCACCTGCTGGAGCTGCATCTGAGGGCCAATGCCCCGCCAGGGATACACCGGATCCGGCCGGAGCCGGAAATGGAGGATATTGTCGGCATCAAACTTCTGCCCGTTGTAGTAGACGTAGTAGGTACGGCAGTCAGACGGCCGCTGGAATGTGGCGCCTGGCGCAGGGGTCAGGTCGGATACCATTAAGGCATCGGTCTGAGGGATCACCACCGCCTCGCCCTCCGTCAGAAGCGTCTCCACAATCCAGTGGATCCAGGTCTGACGGGTACCCAGGGACCACGGCTCCACGTCAATCTTCCGGGATAGCCGGTCCTTCACGCGCTTGTCACCGTTGGCCTGATTCTCCATCAGGTGGATGGGCATGGTGCTTATCAGATCGGCGATCAGCCACACGGCAGCGGCCACCTCCGGGGCATCGGACAGACGGTGGTACCCGTGTCCGGCCAGAACGCCAGGGGAGTTCACGGAGATGTACGTCACCCCGACGTCGCTGTTTTGCGTTTTGGTCTTGCTGCGGGTAAAAAGTCCCATGGGCTTGTCCTTTCTTGTGTCCAATTTGGACACATCATTCTTCTTCAAACCACGCGGCAAGGTCAGCGGCCTTGCCGGTGTCGATCAGCATCCGGATGGTGGCAAACACACTGGCGTCGAAGACGTCAATGCGGGCGTTGGGGGATACCTTGTCGTACACCACCACGTCGTCCTGCTTCTCCTGGCCGCGGACGTTCTGCACGCAGTAAGAGAAAGGCTCCGCATGGCAGTAGTAAAGGCACCCGATTTTTGCCTTATGCTCGATGTACCGCAGCCCCTCGGACTTTGCGATAGCCAGCTGTGGCTGATCCACCACGGTAAAGCGAGCCTTTTTCATGGCTGCGTAGTAGGGGCGGGCGAATTTCCGGTCGTGGCCGACCTTGCGGATATTGAAACCGGCTTTCTTCCATGCGAGGAACTGCTTCACCGGCTCCGTCGGATCCATAGACGGCTCGTTGGGCATATCCAGCCAGCCGTCCTCTTTCCAGCCAAACAAGGGAATGTTGTCCTTGTCGGCCTTTTCGGCAGCAGCCACCACCGGGAACCAGCAGTGAGGAATGATTACCAGCACATTCTCTTTCGGCGTCCATTCCGTTGTGGCCGCAGCTTTAGCGGGGATCTCGCCGACGATGGCAGCGGCAGTCAGGTCGTGGAGCTTGGAGAGGTCTGCGCCGCCATACCAGGACTTCACCAGCTTCACCAGCTGAGGCAGGGTGAAGTTGTACCGGGTATCAGAGCGGACAAATTCGTCGATGTTGAACCAGGCCTTAAAACTGGAGACGAACACGTTGAGGGAGCGAGTCAAAAACTCCTTGCGCATCTGAGGGTCGTTCATGGCCTGGAGGGCGGAAGCCTCCATATCCTCCGGACGGATGGTGACGCCCCAGTTGGGATTTGCCTTCTGCCAGTTCAGGGGATCCAGATAGTTGACCTCCTGTGTTTCCGGGTCAGGGTCCGCGCGAGCCAGGAAAGCGAAGATCCGGTCGGCGTCCGCGCCGGTGATCTCGCCCCGGACGATCTTGGAACAATATGCCATACGCTGAGCGCAGAAACCGGTACCGTCATCGCCGGCCGTGGTAACGGCCAGAATCAGCTTGTTGGAGTAGGCCTTGGTTGCATCTTTCAGACGGCCGTATGGGATGGCGTTCTTGTACAGCTCCAGCTCATCCAGCAGCACAATATTGGCGTTGAATGCGTCGAAGATGTCCGGTTTGTAAGCCAGGGCTTCAAAAGAGATCTGTCCTTCCCAGATACTTCCGGAGAAGCTATGTCCGAGGGAGCTGTCCAGCACCCGCAGACCGTGGGCGGCGTCCTCGATTACCGTCAGCCCCAGGCGGTGGAGATTGTAGCTCAGGAAGCCGAAGCCCTCCATGTTCTGTTTCATGGAGCCGGCAACGGTTTTGATCTTACTGAAAGACTTGGAGTACCAGAGACCCATTGCCCAGCAGAAAGCGGTAGCAAAAGGGGTCTTTCCGTTCTTCCTGGCAAGCATCCACATGGCCTCCTGATACCGGCGGATGTCCGTATCCGGCAGAAAGAAACCGCATAGGTTGTAGATGATAAACAGCTGGAAAGGCTCCAGAATTAGGGGCTTGCCCCGCATAGGGCGGCCGGAGAGGTCCTCACCCTGCTGGTGGCAGAAAAGCGTCTCGATAATCTCGATGATGGACTCGGCCATATCCGTGCGGAAGTCCCAGCGGGAATCCTGGAGGTCGGCCAGGAAGCGCTTGCAGGCTGCCTGTACATCCAGGCACGCCCGGGGGCTGATCGCCGTTGTTTCGGCGTAGCCCATTACGATCTTCTCATGGGGTGCCGGCACTGTGCTTCCCTCGGATGGAATCCAGCAGCTGAGTCAGCGCCTGATTGCCGGCAGCGGGCGGCGGGGCGCTGTCACCGGCAGGCACCATCTGCTTCCGAAGCCGCTGCAGTCCCTTTGGGGTCAGCCCCAGAGCGTCTTGGCGTGCCAGGATGTCCCGGCGCAGCTTGGCGATTTCCGCGTAAATCGGATCCGTGATGGACGGTGCGTCTTTCGGGCTGGGCGCTGTGGCCTTCCATGCCTTCATGGCTCTGCTGAGCTCCCGCTCCTGGATGCACAGGATGTGGATTGCGCCGTCAAAAGCCGGGTCGTAGATGCCCAAACTCCGAAGCTGCTCAGCGTATTGCGTTTCTTTGCTCACCGTCTCACCTCCGTACGATGTCTCCGCGCCCCATGGCCGTGCAATGCAAGCGCGTCCCGCCCACATACGCGCCCGGGATCTTCTTAGCGGCCGGTTTTTTCTGAAATTTTCTCCGCTGCGTGTGAAAAGAGTTCCCCGCCCAGCTGTAAGCGTCCCTACTTTTCGCCGTTGAGAGGGGCGGGGGTGCGATTTTTCCAGGAAAGCCCCAGCGCCGTGAGCTTTCGCGTATCCCGGTCGTGCATGGCGTCATGGGCTGACGCGCTGAGGCTGACCAGGTTCCACAGGCAGTAGGCATACTCGGGATAATCCTCCGCCGGCCAGATGTGATGCACCACCGTGGCCGGGACGCGCCGTCCGTATCGGGCAGCCTCCCGGCAGAAGCCGTGGTCACGGCGCAGCGCCCGCTTGCGCAGATTCCGCCAGCGTTTGTTTTTGCGGCTGTAGTCGAACATACGCCACCTCCGGGGCAAAAGAAAAAGCCTGCACCAAGCATCGCTCTTGCGATACATGGCACAGGCTCAAGGCACAGGCACTCGGGAAATATTCACGATCAGCTCAGCGCCGCAGCGCTTGCATTTTACCGGCAGATTCTTCGCTGTCGTCTCCGGCAGCAGGTAGGCAACCACGCCCCTCCGGCATATCGGGCACAAGGCTTTTTCCCTTGTTTCCGTTATTTTACCACACGCGGGAGAAATATGCAATAGCCGCGAAAAAGTTTGTTTCTGTGTGTCCATTGGTTAGTACCTCCCTCCAGCCGATATAGGAGGAAGCACCCCCTATTCGTCACATGTTTTCAATGTAAATGATGGTCTTATATCCGCCGTATCCGGGAAGCTGCACCGGGTCGCTCAGAGCGGTACAGCCTGACGGAACGCTGATATCAATCGCGTCGGAATCAAATGTTGTGTAGGTAATCTGCGGCCGGACAAGTCCCCGGCTTGCCGTCCACATCTGTTCGCCGGGAACGTAGACCCCAAGCTCGCGGGGTTCCCGGCACATGTAGTGGACTTTGTCCAGAATCTCGTCCCAGTCCTTGAGTTTGCGCATATGCACATGCCCCCACTGCCAGAGGGATTCCAGCTTCTCCTGATCCATGTCGTCCTCGTACCGGAGAATCATATGGTGGTGGAGCCGTCTGCCGCCCCGGCTGGTAGTCAGTTGGGTGCAGTAGACATAGCGCAGCGCGTCCTCGTTGTCCTTGCGGTACTTCCGATACCAGCGCATGGACTTGCGCCAGTACTTCCGGGATTCCTCCCGGCTCTCCGGGAGGAACGTATCATCGTAGGTGAGCGTCACCCACCAGTCGCCCGGGAGGAAATTCGCACACGCCAGCATCAGAAGCTTTTCATAGCTGGTTTTCAGGTTTGCCCGCTTCTTGTCTTCGGCGGAAATGCTGATCGCCCGCCGCCGGGTGTTGGTGGTAGGATCGCGGGGCGAGTAGAGCGCCTGCCGGACGACCCGCCCGGCTCGCATAGTGCTGAGGATCTTGATACCCTCACCCCCTACCCGCAGGCACGGCGG